TGTGTTGGTGGCTCTGGATGGGCTGCAAAAACACGGAAGCGTTGCTGCACCGGGATTTGAAAAACCCGAGGGCGTAATTGTTTATCACGTCGCCGGAAATTTGTATTTCAAGAAAACCCTTGAGCGCGATTCTGAATGGAAGGGGAAGAAGTAATGTCACTTGCTGCATCGTTCCAAACAACCCATCCTTGGTCCAAGTATCAATTCATCGTCATAGACGGCAGGCCATTTGTCTACCACGGGGAGCCTAATGCCGCCGTCGTTAGATTCCCCGGTGGAGGCTCTAAAACGGTCCAGGAGCTTCGATCAGAGGGCCGGGCTATCCACATGCCGTCGAGCTTTCGATATGAGCAGGAAAGCGCCAGAAAGAACGTGCCGGAATTGAGAAAGCCCCATGGACGGCGCTAAGCCCCCCAAGATGCTCGGAACGGACTGCATGGCGGCGATGGCATCCCCCGCCAAGTGCGCCGCACGGATCTACCGCAAGGTTCAATCCAAGGGAACGCAACAGGTCAGACTCTTTATCGGCTGGCGCGACACCTACAGCCGAGGGCAGAGAGTCCAGATTTACCGGCCTTGGCTTCTTACCTATCCGAGCCCCGCCCCTGCCGGGTATGGAACCCGAGGCGAGCTAATCGGCATATACGGCCCCGACGTTTCCTGTGAGTGGATAGAGCAGGACTTACTGTCACTTGCCTCCGAAATTCTTGACGATAACTCACTACAATATGGCAAGTCCGTAGGAGTCTAACGATGCCCGTCCGCGAAAGAGGGGAAAAACTTTCCGATTTCATCGGGCGGTTTGTGTCGAACAAAGCGGAGAAGCGCAAGTTTCCAGAGGCAAAGCAAAGGCTGGCTGTGGCATACGCCGAGGCTAAGGAACGTTCTCGCAAGGAGGTACGTCATGGCAGGTAAGCAAGAGCCGGCTCGATCCAATTCGGAGCCCAAGCTGCCGAAGGGTCACTTTGACAGCGACGGCAAGAGTCAAGGCAAGCAAGAGGGCGCCGTTCGCAAGACGCCGGATGCCTACCAAGGCCCGCGAGAAAAGTGCGAATCCAAATGAGGAACACGAAGGGACAAACAGTCCCCAAGAAGGGTTCCCCTGCCGAGCACATGGCTGCGTGCCCCGAGTGTTTGGAAATGGTCGCCAAACACATGGGAACGGCTCACAAGGCCGATGGCATGAAGTCTCAGGATCAATCCGGCCCCGAAAAGGTTAGCGCCGGCAAGGACAAGACGCGCTGATGGCTGTCCAGACTTCGGATCGTTCTGCCCGGTTGGGATACGAGGGATCGACCTTTGTAGAGGCCAACGAACAGATCCGATGCCGCCGGGATTACATGATTGTCGAGCCGATGGGGGCGCACCTGTCGGATGTTTTGGAAGTGGTCGAACACAAGCGCAATTTGCGGGGCATCGTCAAGGCTGTAGGGCCCGGGCACTACCCTAAGCGATACGATCATCCCGATAAGCACCGCCGCACCAAGATGTGGGATTCCAAGGTATTCCAGCCCACGGAGGTCAGGGTCGGCGATGTGATCGAGCTAGGAATGGTCAACAACCAAGGCTATTCTTTCCAGAGCTTTCTGTGGGGCGACAAAGTACACATTATTGTGCGAGAGGCTGACGTAAGCGGTGTATGTGAACAGGCATAAGCCTGAGAAAGGTCGATATGACGATCAAAGAACGGTTTGACGCTGAACTTTTGGCGGCGCGGCAAAAAGTGTCGGAGTTGGAGCAACAGATTGCCCGACTTCCTGCCGAGGCGCATACGCTGGAAGAAGCGGTTTGGGAGAAGATCAAGGCTTTTTTTGCGGGTGCCTGATGAAGTCCGCGAAGAAGGCAGAGCGCCGGCGCCTGACCGCCGCAAAGGTCAACGTACAAGCCAACTGGATCGCAACGGTCCTGGGTGTTGAGGCAACCGATCGCCGGGAACGGGATCGGCTATTCGGGCAAGCGCGGCAGATCCTAGAAGAACAAAGGCGTGCGGCATGAGCGTTCTAGCCGCATTCTCTGCCGGCCTGATCGTGGGTGGGGTTGTCGTCTGGATCATTGTCGGCGCGATTCTTGATTGGGCCAGCAAATGAGCCGCAAGCCTCACGAGGTGCGCCGCTACCAAGGCCCGCCGATCCAGCAGGAACCCTTAGTAATCCCGGAAGAGGCTCCACAAGAGCCCGCGCCGATAGAGGTCCCACAAGGATGGACTAAAGGCCAGCTTCTGAACGTCCGCAACACCGGCCCCGATTACGTCATAACCCTGCTAGGCGAGGAATACGACCCCCGCCACCCCAACAGATCCCTGCGATTCACTAATCCCGCTACCTGCCAGGACTTTGTGTCCAAGTGGTACAGCCGGGAACACTCGGACCCGAGGGCGTAAGTGGACGCATACGAACAAATCATGACCATCCCCGATCCGATACAGCGCAATACTGCCGTGCGTATCGAGTGGCTGGGGGTATGCGAAGAGAACGGCATCAGCGCCGACTCTGCCGAAGCGCAAGCCCTCAGAGTATTCATGGAAACGGTGGCCGAGTGTCTGGACTGCTGGGAAACGGAACACTGATGGGCTGGATTGGCGTAGACCTAGACGGAACACTCGCCGAATATGGCGGATGGCAGGGGCCGGGGCATATCGGTATGCCGATTTCCCCAATGGTTGACCGCGTAAAAGGTTGGCTCGCCAAGGGTCAAGAAGTCCGCATATTCACCGCCCGCGCAAATAGTCCAGACGCCGCCGAGAGCATCGCTCAATGGTGCGCAGACCACATTGGGCAAAGGCTTCCGATTACGGCTACTAAAGACTTTGCAATGATTGAGCTGTGGGATGACCGAGCCGTGCAGGTAATCCCTAACACTGGCCGCCGCGCCGATGGTGCCGAGTAATGGCGCGCCCATCCAAACTTACTCCTACCCAATGGGATGAAATCGGCAAGCGGATAGCCGGCGGGGAGAGCAAGACCTCACTCGCCAAGGAATACGGCATCGGCCTATCGACCATATCCGAACGGTTTACGGAATTTCCGAAGGACAAGGTTCGGAAAATAGGCGAAGAGCTTGCAACCCTGCCGCCGTCGGGCCAAGCCGCCGCCGTGAGCCTTGCTGACGACCTTCGGGCGATCAGCCAAAGCCTAGCCTCGGCCGGCCGATACGGGTCCGCCACGGCCCACAGGCTCCAAGAGATAGCCCACCGCCAAGCCATGAAAATCGGGGACCAGCCGGACATGGAAACGCTCAAAGGCGTTGCCGCCCTGACCCGGACGGCTAACGAGGCGGCAAGCATGGGTATGGGCCTGCTGAACGCCAACCGGGACCAGAACAAAGATGGGCCGCAGCCGATCCTGATAGATGCCGCCCTAAGCCAGACATGATCGAATGGACGCCCAAGCAGAAAGAGGCCCTAGCCCTGCTGGCCGACCCCACGAAGAAGCAGATCCTTCTGGCCGGTGGATCGCGCTCGGGCAAGACGTTTCTGCTGTTGTCCGCGCTGGTATCCCGCGCCCTACGGTGCAATGGGTCGAGACATGCCGTGCTGCGTTTCAGGTTTGGGCACGTCAAGCAATCCGTGGTCTATGACACTTTCCCATCGGTCATGTCCAAGGTATTCCCCGCCGCGCAGTACGAGATGAATAAATCCGACTTCTTTGTGCGGTTTCCGAACGGCTCCGAGATTTGGTTCGGTGGGCTGGATGACAAGGAACGGACGGAAAAGATCCTGGGCAATGAATACGCCACCATTTTCCTCAACGAGTGCAGCCAGATCAGTTACACAGCTCGGAGCATGGCGGCGACTCGACTAGCCCAACTAGTCAAAGATCAGGATGGCAAGCCCCTACAGCCCCGGATGTATCTGGATTGCAACCCGCCCGACAAAGGTCATTGGACTTACCGGATGTTCAAGGCGAAGGTTGATCCCGAAACCCGCGCCGAGCTATCGGACGCTGAGCAGTACGGGTTCATGCAGCTAAACCCGGTGGACAACCAGCAAAACCTATCCGCCGACTACATCAAGACCCTAGAAGCCCTGCCGCCCCGCCTTCGCAAGCGCTTCCTAGAGGGCGAGTTCCGAGATGCATCCCCCAATGCCCTGTTCAGCGAGGAAGCGATAGAGCGCTGGCGCAACATCGACCGGGAACTGCCCGACATGCTGCGGATCATCGTTGCCGTAGACCCGTCTGGGGCCGACGACGAAGACAACGTAGACAACGATGAGATTGGGATTGTGGTCTGTGGCCTTGGAATCGACGGCAACGCCTACGTTCTAGAGGATTTGACATGCAAAGCCGGCCCTGGCGTGTGGGGGAAGGTTGCAACCGATGCCTTCGACCGCTGGCAGGCCGACCGGATTGTGGCTGAAACGAACTTCGGCGGGGCGATGGTGGGCTTTGTAATCCGCACAGCACGGCCTAGAACCCCTTTCCGCTGCGTTACTGCAAGCCGAGGCAAGGTAGTGCGCGCCGAGCCTATTTCGTCGCTTGTGTCGGCCGGGAAGGTCCGAATGGCCGGCATCTTCCGTGAGCTTGAGGATGAGTTGTGCGCGTTTACCACGCATGGGTATATGGGCGAGAACAGCCCGAACAGAGCGGACGCCCTAATCTGGTCTGTCAGTGATTTATTCCCCGAGTTGGTCAAGCAAGAGACGCCCGCCCCGCCGCCGCAGATGATCCAGCGCCGGCGCACCAGTTGGATGCACACGATCTGAGGCCCTATGAGCGACGACAACGACCGAGAGTTTGCCGCGATTACCGAGGCTCAGATATGGGATGAGGCGAAAGACCGCCTAAAGATTTGCGCCGATGCCGAGGCGCAGAACCGTCGAGAGGCTAAGGAAGCCCTCCTATTTCGCGAGGGGGATCAATGGGACCACGCGGTACAGACCACAACGTCCGAGGATTCGCCGGAACTGACGATTAACCTCACGGATTCCCTTGTCCGCAGGGTGGAGAACAACATCCGGCAGCAAAGACCAAGGGGCAAGTGCCATCCGGTGGGCGATGGGGCGACGATTGAGATTGCCGATGTTATCAACGGCATTGGTCGGCATGTGGAGACACGCTCCGAGGCGGGGGTGGCCTATGACCTGGCTGCTAGTCAGGCCCTAACCGCAGGATGGGGGTTCTTCCGCCTGATTATTGAGTACATCGACCCGTCATCCTTCTACAAAGACCTGCGAATCCTGCCGATCCGCAACCTATTCACCGTAAGCATGGACCCTGGCGCGATCATGCCGTCCGGCGCTGATGCCAACTGGTGCGTCCTGTCCGAGAAGATGAAGCGGCAGGAGTACAAGAGACGTTATCCGAACGCCAAGAATGCCGCATGGAGCGAGGTTTCGCGCGATGAGGCCCGGATGGATTGGGAGGATGAGGAAGAAATCCGCCTAGCCGAGTATTTCCGCATTCGGGACAAGGAAGAGCGCCTGTACCTGATTCGTGGTCAGGGGGGCGAAGAGTTCACCAAGTACAAATCCGAGCTCCCCCGCGATCCCGATACGGGCCGGGTGATGACGATGGAGAAATTGGCCCCCTTCCTTGCCGAAAGGGGCCTGAGGAT